GATACCCAGCAACACACAATTCGAGCGCGCCAAATACCTTTGCGTCCAGTTAGCCGATTCAGGACACAATGTCTCGCTAAAGACAAAAGGCACTTTCGACGAACAATACCCAGTCATCACCCTCGAGCTAAATGGCAAAATGTACCGGCTAGCTGACCCCGATTGGGATACGGTCAACAAACAACTCGCCAGACTGGCCAGCGCTTACGCCATCAGCTAGAATATTAGCCGGCACGCTCTTTCTGCAATGCGCGGCCAGCGCTAATTGACCATGGTGTCTTTAGCGCCATCTAAACCAGACCCGCTATCTAGATATCAAAATCAGAAGAAAACGTCTTCTAAGTACCTCAAATCGCCTGCAATCATCTATTTCCGTCTTCATTGTCGATAACAATATTAGCGGCAACTGGACCCTTGGCGTTTTGCTCGATATCAAACGTCACCATCTGCCCTTCCTTCAGGGTTTTGAAGCCAGGGGTCTGGATGGCTCTGAAGTGCGCGAAGTGGTCAATTCCATTGTCGGATTGTATAAAACCAAATCCTTTTGCCTCATTGAACCACTTAACTTTTCCTCGTGTCATTTAACTAACTCCAATACATAATTATTTGCCCGCAAACGCCCTTGTCGCTGCTTTAGCGACGCGTTCGTCGATTCACGCATACCTAGCACCCATTCGAACTGATAATCGCGCAAAACGATTTTATGGCGTTCTGCGGGTAATTGCCAGAGGGTTCGCTCGATAAGTTTTAAATCATCGTCAGAGACCTTGATGTTTTGGCGATGGCAGTTTGGTTTGAAGTCGGTGGAGAGGTTATCTATCGTCATTTGTTTAACCCATCAAAATTGCGCTCGGCACGCCGTATGCTTTCTTCTTCCTGTCGCCTCATGCGTTCTTCAATCCTTAGCCAAAAATATGCTTTGGGCCAGCCGCTCGGCGCTGAGGTTTGTTTCTTATCCTTATTTCAAGCCATTTTTTAAACGCTTCTTCAAATCGAGGGGCTTTTGCGAACTCAATTACTTGTTCATAGATATCATGGTAATTAGCAAATGACTTTCTCTTTATTTCATCCACCAAGTATTTGATAAATTCATTTTGTAAATTGTCCATGAAATATCCTTATTTGATTCCCAGTGATTGTTTTAGCTCCCTAAATCCTTGAGGAATTACAACATCGCTTTGTCTGGCAACCTCTTTTGTTATTGCACGAAATGCGATCCCATCCTTATTGAACTGCTGATGCCTATCTTGTTCGTCAGCCAATCGTTGCTGTGACAAGCGTTCTTGCTGCGCTTCTCGTATTTTATTGTCTAGTTGTAATTGGATGCGCTTTTCATTAGCCATCTTCTCGCTTGATGCGCTGAGCTCATCATTCCATCGGTCGCCATTAAGGTAGGTAGAGGGGTTTGGCGCGAATCCCCGAGCCCATTGTTCATCATTAGCAACTTGATTCTTTAATTTTTCTACTATCTCATCTGCTATCGAATCCAGTTTGCGCCGCTTCCAAATCTCCTGACATTTCTTTTTGGCTTTCTTGGAGGGGTATAAGCTCCAGAATGAATCGAACGCATTCACCGTGCTTTCCGAAGGAAAAGCACAAGAGGGGTTTATTATATTACCTATTATATTATCTATTATATTAGTGTGCACTGCAGTGCCATAGTTTAGGGCACTGCAGTGCCCTAGTTTAGGGTTCTCCAGTGCCCTAGTGGGTAATTTTTCATCACTAGGGCACTCTGGTGCCGAAGGTTCGTTTTCTTGGATAAGAATTTTAGATTCTGGACTAAATATCCATTTAATTTGTCGTTTTGAAGTAAATCCTATGCGCTTAATGTATTTTAATTCCTCAAGCTGATTTAAAATAACAGAAAGATATCTGCGTTTTATATTAGCTAACGCGCATAAATAGTCTGTTCCTCGATTAAATTCCTTTCCTCCTGTATGAAGGGAATAAAAAAAAGAAGCTATTGTGGTTGCTGGTTTTTCTAAGCGATCATCTTGGTATAAAAAAAGAGGGGTCTGTACATACGCAGGGAGGTTAAATTTCTTTGCATTATCATTTTTCATTTGATACTATTCCTTCAGTGATTAAAAAGTAAACGAGGGCTGCGGAATCTGCGGCCCTTTCCTTTTGTAAAACCATAGATTAATCCTACGCCTACGAAATTTATAGCGCATTGAAAAAAAATGTTTGACATGGTGGCATATTTTGATAAACTAATGGGCATATTTTGACCTTGTAAGATAAGGTTGAAATTATCCAAGGGCTACGCCCATGGCTCTTCGGTGGTCGAACACCTTGGAGCCAGTCACTTTATATTGAAAGGTGTGTTAGATCAAGATGTTATTACTCATCCCTTAACTCTTCTAGCCGTTTTATCATGAGGTAGATTGCTTCCGATTTTGATTTGCACATCCAGTCTTCAAAAAATGCCCAGCCAATTGAAAGGAGCTCTTTTTCTCCCTCGACATAAATAAAAACATTATCTCGCTTTTCTTCTATGTCAATTATTTGTCCCGACAAAATATCGAATTGACCTGGATAAATAACTGTGGATTCAGACCAACATCCACGACCATATCCGGTATAAAAAAACCACACCTGATCACCCACCTTAAATTCATTCATCCCCAAACCAATTCCCCATCAAAACCATCGCCAAAATTACCGAAAACAAAAGTAATATTACAAATATCCAGCTCATTTACCAAGCTCTTGCTTTAAACACACAAGACATTCCGCAATCACCCGGAACGCACGAATACCCAACATCGGGTCATGCGCAGCAATGTCAATAAGCTGCTCAAGACGCGCAAACGCCCTGTTGATGGCTTTACCCTCATGCGCTGCTTTAAACGCCCTGAGAGCCTCTAATTCGGCCAGAAGGCCATCATCAACGCCAGCCGGCGCGCCAACCTCGCCGGTCATTTCGTAACCCTATATAAGAAAGGCTTGCTAGCCCGGCTAATCGTCAAATACCCATGCGCCTCTAATTCACGTAAGGCGAAGGATATCGACTCATTAGCCACCCCAAGAACGCGCTCCATGTCATGCAATGTAGCGCCAGGCTCATACTTATGTTTCATGTAAGAATAAATTAGTCCAATCATCTGCGGCGATACCTTCCAAGCCAATGTCCACTCTTGCGCCTCTTTCACAACGTCTTCATCAGCCACAACATTAAACTCCCTTTTTATTAGTCGGTTGATTTCATCAGTTATTAACATTGTCAGCCTCATTCATGCAATGACTTAAGCTTGCCTTAAGCTTTCCTTTTGTAGCCTTTTCAATACGAATCTGCATCATAATCGGAATGTAGCCCCGCTCACGCCAGTTCTGGAAATTACTGTGCGACATGCCCGTGTCCTTCTGCAATCGATACCCCGAACCAAAGTACCCATACACTTCTTCAAACGTCATTCATTCCTCCAAAATTTAAATGGTACTACAAAATGCTTGACAATGCCAGCACAATGGCATATTCTGTGTTCACGGTAGCCGCCGCAGATGACAATACTGAAGGATGATAAAATGCTAGATACAATACCTAATAAAGATGAAGCGATAGCTGACATGGTTGGTGCGTTGAATACGATTGCGTATCAGATGGCTGAACTGGCCAGAATTAAAGAAGAATTAGAGGCTCGCGTGTCTGCCATGCTCGAACATGGGGATGATGGCAGCCAGACTTACACTGTTGGCAAATTCAAAGTTACTTGCACAGCGGGTTATATCTACAGCGTGGATAAAGAAGAATACGAAATTATGCATGCGCGACTTCCTGGTCGATTCAACCCTGTAACAATAAAACAAACCTATCATTTGGATAAACAAATCATTCGGGATGCGGAACGTTTCTGTAGCGCTGACGAAAAGGCGTTGTTTGATACGATGTTTAGTAAGAAGCCGTCGAAATTAAATGTAAAAGTAAGGGCTGCGGTATGAGCGAAGGATGGATAATAGTCGACCATTATTTACTTTGGGCATTGATTGTCACTTGTGTTTATAATTGGTGGAGTGAGAAATGAGTAATACCACGCTAATTATAGGCCAATCTGGAAGTGGTAAATCTACTTCCTTGCGCAATCTTGATCATAAAAAAACATTTTGCATTAATATTCTTGATAAGCCCCTTCCATTTAGGGGCTACAAGTCCCATTACAGGCCGCTAACGAAAGATAATCCAGAAGGTAACTATTATGCTACCGATGACTACGGATTGATTATACGCGCTATTAGAGCGGTTAATGATAAGAGACCAGAAATAACCAATCTTATTATTGATGACTTTCAGTACATTCTGGCTAATGAATTTATGCGTAGAGCTTTAGAGAAGGGCTTTGATAAGTTCTCGGATATCGCGCAGCATGCTTGGCTTGTGATTAAGGAGCTTACTAATACGCGACCAGATTTGTATTGTTTTGTTTTATCACATAGTGATTCCGATCAAAACGGACAAGTGAAATGCAAAACCATTGGCAAAATGCTGGATGATAAAATTACACTAGAAGGCATGTTTACGATAATCTTGCACGCGCTTATTGTTGATGGCGATTACCGCTTTTTGACACAGCATGATGGGGTACATGTGGCTAAAAGTCCGATGCAGATGTTTGATGAGAAATTTATTGATAATGATTTAAACTGGGTAGTTGAGAAAATGAATGATTACTTTAATGAGGATATAGAATGAGCTTTTGGACTAGCGGAACTGGTAGCGCAATAAGTGGTGACCCTAAGAAAGCATTTTTGCTAGAGTTTGGTGTGATACCAAACGGCACCTGTGCTTTGGCTAAAATACAAAATTTCGAATTGATTGAAAAGACCGGATTTGATGGAAAACCAGAAAAATATTACCAAATTGTATGGAAGATTACTGATGGGGAATTTACTGGCCGCGAAGTAACACAAAAGATTAAAGTATTCGATGGAAAGCCTGAGCAGATAGACAGAGCGCTCAACATGATGAAGTTGGTAATGGACTTAACCGACTACGTTATCACAAATGCCGATGCGCCAAACAACAATGATTTATTGAAAATGGTTGGCAAAACATTAGGCATTAAGATTCGTGAATGGTCTATGCCGAAGCAAGATGGTAGCGGAATGGCAGAGGGTAACTTCGTTAGCGAAGTGCATGGCGTTACT